ATTGGGTTGAATCAGTAGTTTATGATGATGTTCTTTATGAACATGGAGAAGGCGGTCAAGCTCAAACCAAAGCAAAAAACAATTTAATGTCTAGCGTTTGTGGACATACTCATACTGAAGCGTATTGTAAGTGGTTCGTTGGAAAACGCTTTAGAGTATTTGGAATGCAGGTAGGTTGCGGAGTGGATTCTTCCACTTATGCAGCAGCATACGCAAAGAATTTTAAAAAACAAGCTATAGGAGCTGCTGTAGTGCTAAACAATGGTACACTACCTATTAATCTTTTAATGCCCTTATAATGCGTCTAAACGCTTCTACACGCATTTTTATAGTATATATGTTAATAATACTAATCGTATTACTTATTTCTCTTTAATTCTCTATTAACATAGTAATTGTTAATAACTTTGTAAATAATTGTGTTAATATAGTTGTTAATTCAAATATTAGTTGTATGTTTGCACTATAATTATTAAAAAAAATAAAAATAAACAAAGAAAATGGCAATTAATACTAAAAATATCGAAAACATATTAAATAAAATGCAAAAGTTAGACCCTATTATTCCAACCCCTGAATTTTTAGCGTACATAGACAAAAGGGATGAATACAATGCACGAATTAATATTTTAGAAGAAGGCAAAGAACGCATTACAAAAGAAATTGACAAGAAAATAAATGCCTTAAAAAAAGAATTTGAAAATTGGAAGAAAATTAATTGGTAATAACTTAATTAAAATAAAATGAAAAGACAATTTAAAGTAATCAATCGAGTATCAAGAAAAGAACAAATATTTAATTCAGACGAATTACAAACATTTTTTAAATACTTAGGAGATGGGAAGTACAATAATAAATGGAGTGATTATGCAATAAGTGTAGTCACATCAGCAGAAGATATAATTGTAACACTAGTAATATCTTTAATAGGGATCTCTTTAGTAATTTTAATCACTAAACTTATAATGCAATGGATATAAAAGACGCTGATTATCAAGATTGGAAAGAAGATAGTTATAATTATAACAAGCCTAAGATTTCTTTCTTTACTAAAAAACCTTTAAATAATACTGTAATACTAGCTCAGGATTGGTGGCTAAAACCTATGTTGAAGGCAAGTGCTGTATGGTCGCACAATAAAGGCAGATCAGGTGGTTACATTTCTGACTACAAATCAGTAGGTCGTGATGTTAGAGTAATAGGAACAGAGCTACAGCTTTATAATTTATTTTGTAAAATGTCAGATCAGAATGGATGGCAAATAAAAGATGAATGGGAAGCAGAAGTTAAAAAAGAATATTTAGATTTGTATGTGAAGAATAGTCTTCAACCAATAATAATAAACTTAATATGATACCAATACCTTTAGAAGAAACACAAATAAAAAACAATTCTCAATTTACGGATTCTCAATTGGAAGAACACTCCTACACAGGAGTAATTTCAGATGAACCTGATGAATTGATACACAAAAGAATGAATGATATTAATACTTTTCAAGCCCACGAAAACGAAGTATATTTAAGAGGAACAGATGAATATGGCAAAGACTTTCAGATCTGTTTTGATGCTTATAACTTCTTAGATTGGATAGATACAGAACAATTAGAATATATAAAAGAACAATTAATTAACTACATAAAAACAAAATAAAATGATTAAAACAAGCACAGTAAAAAGCGTACAAGCCAATGGAACTTGGGAAGGACAATATGGTATAATGTATAAGTTTGAAGTAGAATTTGAAGATGGCTCAATAGGAGAATATTCTTCAAAGACACAGGAGCAAACTAAATTTGTAGAAGGTCAAGAAATGGAATATGAATTTATAAATGGTAAATTTCCTAAAGTAAAACCTGTATATAAAAAACCTGAGTTTTCAAGTAATTTAGGTTCAGGTGGTTACAAAAAAAATGATAATGTACAAAAAATGATTGTTAAACAATCAAGCCTAAAGGCAGCAGTAGATTATTGTAGTGGTGGTAATTGCAGTACTTCTGATATTTTAAAAGTGGCTGACGAATTTGTTGCTTGGGTAATGGAAGATAAAAAACATACTAAGAACATTCTTGACAATAAAGATACTATGTTTAATGGTGATAATGACGATTTCCCTTTTTAATATGACTTCAAAAGATAACTTTATACATATATGCAACCTCACTACAAATGTAATGGGATTGCCTAAAGGATCACTTGCTGATAAAAGTAGAAAGCAGAAAATACAAATACCTAGAATGGTAGCAGCAGTAATAGGAAGAACTGAAGAAGGAATTAATCATAGTGTTATTGCTGAAGTTTTAAGTAGGCATAGAGCTTCTATTTATCATTATGAAAAATGTCATCAGGGTAATTATACTTGGGAAAAATATCGTGATGTATTTAATAAAGTTTATATGACTTATAAGCAGATTGAACAAAGTAAGAAAGTATTTGTAGATAAACTTTATATGAAAGAGTTTCTGTTAAAGAATGGTGTTAAAGAAAGCCCTAAAAATGAAGCTCAAATACTTATTAAGTCAGATAGAATAGAAGTAATTATATCAACTTCTTACATGGATTTTTCAAATCAATTAGAAAATGTTAAGTTTGCACTTAGAGATTATAAATATGAAATGCAAATATTATGAAAGAAAAGCCTAATTACTATGCTATTATTCCTGCTAGTGTAAGATATGATAAATCTTTAACTCCTAACGCAAAATTACTTTATGCAGAAATAACAGCTCTATGTAATATGAATGGTAAATGCACAGCGTCAACTCAATACTTCTGTAAGCTCTATGAAGTTAGCAGAGCTTCAATTCAAAATTGGCTAAGACTATTAGATAATCATGGCTATATTGAAAGAGATGTTATATATAAAAAAGGTAGTAAAGAAATATTGTCTAGGTCTATTACTTTGGTAGATAAGCCTAAGCTAAATATTTATACAGATAATACTAATATAAATATAAATAATAATAATATTACATATAGTAATAAAGATAAACATACTTGGGTAGAATTTAAAAAAATGGAATTTGGAGCAGAAATTTCTGAAATTTCAGCAGAATTACAAATGCCTGTTGAAATGGCTAATGATTTTTTAAACTATTGGTCAGAAAAAAATAAGAGCAAAACTAAGATGAGATACGAGCTTGAACGCACTTGGGATTTAAGAGCTCGTATGATCAGATGGAAAAATAATACTAAAAAATGGAATACTAAAAGACCAGCATCTAAATTAAAAGCTCAATTAGATACATATAGTAAAGCTAGAGAAATGATTGATAAAATAAATGATAATAAACGGTAATAACTTAGAAGAATTAAAGAAGTTTCCTGATAACTACTTTCATTCAGTAGTTCTTGACCCCCCTTACGGAATCGAGTTTATGGGCTCAAAATGGGATTACGATGTTCCTACTGTAGAACTTTGGGAAGAAGTTCTTAGGGTATTAAAACCAGGAGGATATTTGTTAGCATTTGCAGGAACAAGAACTCAGCATAGAATGGCAGTAAATATAGAAGATGCAGGATTTGAAATAAGAGATATGATTGCTTGGGTGTATGGTAGTGGCTTTCCGAAAAGTCATAATATAGGTAAAGCCATTGATAAACTAAATGGTAGGAAATATGAGGACAATTTTAAAGTGGCAAAATACCTTAAAGAAAGTCGTGAGAATAAGGGTATAACAAAAAGCGAAGTAGATAATTATCTTGGAACGATTACATTATACTCTTGGTATGAAGGCAGACCAAAAGGAACACAACTACCAACACAAGAACACTATAATAAATTAAAGGTGCTGTTTGATTTAGATAATAGGTTTGATTTACTAATACAAAGAATTGAAGCAGAAAGAGAGGTAATTGGCAAAAAAACATCAGGAATTGGAACTTCTTTCGGTAAAGGAGAATGGAAATCAGGAAAAGCAGAAGAAGTAGATATAAGTATTCCTAAAACAGAACAAGCAAAACAATGGGAAGGGTGGGGTACTGCATTAAAACCTGCATTAGAGCCTATTACAATGGCACGTAAACCCTTTAAAGGAACAGTAGCTAATAATGTATTAAAGAATGGAGTAGGTGGTATTAATATAGATGGATGTAGGGTCGGAAATGATACAAGTAGAGGTGATAGATATAATGGAAAATCAGCAAAGGGCAACAATTTTGGTGTAGGGAATATTGATGATAAAAAAAATACAAATAAATCTTGGGAAGTTCCTGTTGGCAGATTTCCTGCTAACTTTATACACGATGGAAGTGATGAGGTAAAAGATTTGTTTCCTTATACGAAAACAGGAGACACAAACGCAATACCTTATACAAATACAAGTGGGAAAAATGTATATGGGAAACAATCAGGTGTAAAAAAACAAATGAAAGGAGATAGTGGTTCAGCAAGTAGATTTTTCTATTGTGCAAAAGCAAGTAAGCAAGACAGGAATGAAGGATTAGAAGATTTTGAATATAAAAGAAAAGCAGACCGCAAAATAGCAGATGGTAAAGGTGGAGAAAATCCTAGAAACAGAACTAACACTAAAAAGCAAAATCACCACCCAACTGTAAAACCTACTAACTTAATGAAATACTTAGTAAGACTTGTAACACCTAAGAACGGAATAGTATTAGATTGCTTTATGGGTTCAGGTTCAACAGGGAAGGCTTGTGCCTTAGAAGGGTTTGAATTTGTAGGGATAGACTTAGACAAAGACTATTGCGAAATAGCAAAGGCAAGAATAGATAAAGCAATAGAAGATAAGAAACAAGCAGAAGCACAACAAGAATTATTTTGAACTTTGTAATAAAGAACAAGCAAGATAAGCAGAGTCTTTTTAATTACCTAAAAGAACTTGATAGTGATTACATAGTTAGCGTAAAGAAACAAAGAAACAATAGAAGCAATATGCAGAACAATTACTATTGGGCTTGTATAGTACAACCATTAGGTCAAGAGCTAGGATATTTTCCTGACGAAATGCACGATACACTCAAAGTTAAGTTTGCAAGTGAATGGCAAAGCATAGAGATAAACGATAAACAGATAGGACTTCAAACAGTAAACAGCACAGCAAGAATGAACACTAAGGACTTTGAAGTATATGCAGACCAAATAAGGATTTGGGCTTTAACAGAACTAGGTATCAGACTAATGCTGCCAAATGAATACAACTAATTTCTATTATATAGTATAGGATTGAATAATCAATCTTTTTCAATTATGGATAAACGAACAAACAATGGTGGAGCAAGAAAAGGTGCAGGGCGTAAAGGCAAAGCAGAAGAACAAAAACTAATAGAGAATCTAACACCTATGAACCCAATGGCTTTAGAGTCATTACAAAAGGGCTTAGAGAAAAAAGAACAATGGGCTGTTAAGTTATTCTTTGAATACTTCTATGGTAAACCTCAACAAAGAGTTGATGTAACTTCAAATGAAGAAAGCCTGAATATGCCTTTAATAAACTTTGTAAAAACTGAATCTTAACGAGAAATACAACCCCTTATTTCAGTCTGACTGTCGTTATTTTATAATAACAGGCGGGCGGGGTTCGGGTAAGTCATTTGCGGTAACAGTCTTTCTGACGTTACTTACAATGTCAAGAAACATTAGGGTATTGTTTACAAGATACACTATGGTGTCAGCTCACTTGTCAATCATTCCTGAGTTCTTAGAAAAGATAAGTCTTTTAGGATATGAAGATATATTTAGTGTAAATAAAGCTGAAGTTGTAAACTTAAAGAATAAATCAGATATTCTATTTAGAGGTATTAAGACATCAGCAGGTAATCAGACAGCAAGTCTAAAATCTTTAACAGGCGTTTCTAATTGGGTGCTTGATGAAGCTGAAGAATTAATTGATGAAGATATATTTGATACAATAGACCTTAGTATTAGAGAAAAGGATATACATAATAGAATCATCTTGATCTTAAATCCTGTAACAAAAGAACATTGGATATACGATAGATTCTTTGAGAGCAAAGGCGTTGAAGGTGGTTTTAATGGCGTTAGAGACAATGTATGTTATATCCATAGTACATACCTAGACAATAAAGATAATCTCTCTACGAGCTTCCTAGAGCGTATTAAGAGCATAAAGCATACTAACTTTAAAAAGTACACTCACAAAATAATGGGCGGCTGGTTAGACAAAGCAGAGGGAGTTGTATTTGACAATTGGTCAATAGGAGAATTCAATCCTGATGACTTACAGACTTCTTGTGGAATGGACTTTGGCTTTAGTATAGACCCTGATAGTCTTACAGAAATTGCTATTGATAAGAAGCATAAAAAGATTTACTTAAAAGAACATATTTATCGTAATGGTTTAAAGAGTCAAGAACTAGCTAAGATAGTATTAGACAAAGTAGATGACAAACTTATAATTGCTGATTCAGCAGAGCCTAGACTAATAGCAGACCTCAAGCATTTAGGCGTAAACATTAAGCCTGTTAAAAAAGGAACTATTGAAAGTGGTATTACTAGAATGCAAGATTATCACTTAGTAGTAAGTCCTGATTCTACAAACATAGCTAAAGAATTGAACAATTATGTATATGCTGATAAAGGATCTAAGCTATACGTGGATAACTACAATCATGCAATAGACGGAATAAGATATAACATTATATATCACTTAGATAATCCAAATGCAGGAAGGTACTTTGTACAGTAAACTAAATATTAACTTTTTCTATTATATTATAACCGAACACTATGAAAGTAAAGATTAAGAAGCAGGGAAAGACAAAGGAGTTTAAATTAATAAAAAGTTGGTCGGATGTAAGTTTGGAATCTTGGCTTAGATTAATAGACCTTGAAACAGGAAGTAAGACAAAAGAAGCAGAAGAAACAATAGCAGCTTTATCAGATATTCCTAAGCAATTAATAAAAGAGCTTAGCATAAAAGATGTAGCAGTTATAATGAGTAGGATAGCAGAGTTACAACAGAAGCAAGATAGTTCTTTAAAAAGGATAGTTAAGATAAATGAAGTTGAGTATGGGTTTCATCCAGACCTTGATTCAATAACGCTTGGCGAATATGCCGATATTGAAACGTTTATCAAGAATGGAATAGAAACACAACTACCTGAATTGATGGCAGTATTGTATAGACCAATAACAGAAAAGAAGAATGATATATATACTATTGCGGCTTATGATGGAGATATTAGGATGCGGACAGAAGAAATGAAACAGATGTCAGCTGAACAGGTAGAAAGTGCTTTACGGTTTTTTTTTGTTTTAGGGAAAGAGTTGTCACTGATTTTGCCATTATATTTGATGGAGCGGCTGAGGGAAATGAATCAGCAATTGCCTCAGAATCCTTTGCCGAAAAGTGGTCATGGTTCGGAGTCTTCTATCGGCTCACAGGAGGGCAAATAGTAAATTTAGAAAAGATAACAAAGCTTAGTCTTTTAGAAGCTTTAACTTGGTTAAGTTATGAAACAGATTTAGAATCACAAAATAAAGTAAAACATGGCAGTCAGCAATAAGACATATAACAACGTAATCAATACCCTACTAAGAATGGGAGAATATCATAATCAGATAAGCTCTACATCAGTAGGAGATATTTGGAGCATAAATATTGAAAAGATGGAAAAGTTTCCATTGATGCACGTCAACCCTATCTCAGTAGTTACAGGTGATAGTCAACTTTCCTACAACTTTCAAATTTTTATTTGTGACTTAGTAAGTGAGAAAGCAAATTGGACTGAGAATAATGCAGATGCTAATTTTACAAAGCTAGTTAAGACTCTAAGTAATGAGCAAGATGTATTTAATCAGACTCTACAAATAGCAACAGATTTTATAGGAATGCTAAGACATTCAGAAAGACAATCATTAGAAGGAGTAGATGATATTAATCAACCTCTTTATTTTACACAAGACCAATTTACTTTAGAACCTTTTCAAGAAAGATTTGATAACTTACTTTGTGGCTACGTCTTTCAAATAGGAATATTAGTACAGAATGATTTTCAGACTTGTGATATACCTGCAAAAGGATTAGGTGCAGGATATTAATGAAATTTAGAATAGGTAAATATAAAATAGAAATAGGATTTTTTAAAATAACAATAAACATATAACATGGCAGATTTAGTAACAACAATAACAGAAACAGTTACATTGAACGGAAGTCTTAGGGGTTCTAGTAATTCAGTAACTACAACAGGCGTCAATGATGTCTTTGAAAGAATAGTAACTTGCATAAATGGTAATGTTACTATAATAGCAACCTTTGGAACACAACCCTATAGTTCAGCAGGAGCAATAGATGTAGACAGATGTAGGTATATTCGTGTAACAAATTTAGATACAGAGGCTTGGATAGAAGTAGGAATAATAACAACAGCAAGTAACTATCAAGTCTTATTAACTCCAGGTGAATCACATATCTTATGTAGAGCGGAAGCAGTAGCTTTAGCTGAAGAAGATACAGACCCAAGTTTTGGTACTCTGGAAAATCTTACAGCTATTGAAGTTCAACCTGTTGGAGTTTCTTTTGACCCTAGAGTAGAAATATTTGTAGGGGTGGCTGAGTAATGAATACTGACAATATAGAAAGGTACTTAAATAGCTTTGGGAAACAAGTAGTAAATAGAGCTAAAGGTAATTTACAAAAAGCTAAAGGTGGCGGAACTGCTTTAGAGCAATCAATACGCTTTGAAGTAGTAACTGATGCTGATGGTTTTACAGTACAGTTCTATATGAATAGTTATGGAGCCTTTCAAGATAAAGGAGTTTCAGGAAATAAACAACAACAGAAATACAAAGACTATAAAGGTAAAGTAATATCAAGCCCTTATAAATATACTAATAAGCAACCGCCAACAGGAATACTATCTAAGTGGATAAGCAAAAAAGGAATAAAAGGAAGAGATAAGAAGTCAGGGAGATTTATAACTAATTTATCTTTAGCTTTTATAATAGGTAGAGCTATAAAAAGAGATGGAATTAAAAGCCTTAGCTTCTTTCAAAAACCTTTAGGGCTTGGACTTAAACAATTTGGCAAAGACTTATTAGGAAATGTAAAACAAGATATAATAGACACTCTAAATAAAACAACAGTTAAATAATGGCAACAATAATAGAACAACAACCTTTATACAGTACACTACCTGTTGGGCAGGACGTAATGTTTTCGGTATCAAATAATCTAATAGTATCCAATCAAATTAAAGTTAAGTTTATTGCTGAAGTACATATAAGTTCCTCACTCCCACCTAATACAGCAGTAGCTACTGATGTTATTGGTACATTTAAAACAACCCCAAATAATGCAGGAGTTGGGATGTTTAATTTTAGACCTATTATTGAAAGCTATGTAAAGGCTGATAACTTATCAGCTAGAGGTAGTGTATATAAAGGATTTGCAGTTTCAACATATCCTCTTCATATAATTGATAAGTTTTCCTTAAATAATAATATTATAAAATATTTAACCATTCAATTTAGAGTGCAATATCTTGACCAAGATCCTACTTCTTCTACGAATAATGAATTAATACAAGTTCAAGCAGAAAACTCAGACTCCTATAAAATATTTAATGGCTATTTAAAATACAATGATGTACTAGATATAGGAACTAATGTTACTGCTAATAATTTTGGATATAATATATCTTCTTTTGATATGATAGGGGCGGGGACAGACTTCTTAACTAATGCACCTACAACTCAATATGCAAATGTTGATGATTATGGAGTTTTACCAATATTAGCCTCTCAAGGTAATACGCCTTCAGGTGATTTTAGAGGTATTAAGTTTATCTATTATAATAGTAGTGGTGTTCAAATTGGTTCGGCCGACCAAATAGATAGAACTGTTGCAAATGGAGCTTATTTTAAGCACAATGCTATGATAGAAAACGAGGTTTTATATATAGGAGCATTTCCTGGTAATCTTAGAAATTGGCATAGTCAGTTTAAAATTTTAGTAAATGCAGGTAATACACCAGCTTATTATACAGTTGAGGGGCTTTGGAATAATGGCTCTCTTGTAGGTGTCAGTAACACTTATACTATTAATGTTAATTGCCCTACTCTTAAAGGTTATGAACCTATTAGACTTGCTTGGCTTAATCAATGGGGCGCTTGGGATTACTATACTTTCACTATGAAGTCTAGTAGAATGCTATCAACTAAAGGAAGTACATATAATCAACTAGAAGGAACTTGGAATGAAGAGACTTACAGAATAGATGGTTTTAAAGGCGGAAAGAAAGCCTTTAGAGTTAATGCTACTGAAAAGATTACTATGAATACAGATTTTGTTAATGAATCAGAGTCAGTATGGTTTGAAGAACTAATAAACAGCCCTGAAGTTTATATGTTAAAAGGATATGAAAATATAGTAGAAACTACATCAGCTTTAAATCAATATATAATACCTGTTAGACTTACAACTTCTAGTTATACAAGAAAGACTGTAGCAAATGACAAACTAATGCAGTACACTTTTGAAGTAGAGAAAAGTAAGACTCTAAGAACTCAATCTGTCTAATGTCAGTACAATTAATAATATATCCACAAAACTATAGGGGGTATGGTTCTCCACTAGCAGCTAGTGCCAATGAGTCTGTAGTTAATGGAATTAATTTTGTAGGATTAGATATTGCTAGTTCTTATGATAGTTCTGCTGCTAATACTATTTTAGATGTTCTTACAAATGCTGCACCATCTATTGTTAATACTTGGTATAGATTCAGAACAACATCAGCAGGGACTCCTAGTTTACCAACTGTAACGTCTGGGAATTTAGTTTTAAATTCAACTACTACTACAACACTTTCAGGAGTTTATCAAAGACTTTCTAATTTAATAGTCGGACAGCAATATACTTTTACTATTGATATATCAACTCCAGCAGCTAATGGGAGTGTAGTAGTTTCTGCTTTTGATGGAACATCTATCTTAACTCAACACTCAGTTTCGGCTTCATTATCACAGATTACTCATTCATTTACAGCAACAGCGGCTAATAATACTATAATGATTAGTTACTTTAATACTATAGTTAATAATGTTACAATAAGTAGTATATCAGTACAGCCCTCAGCAGTTGCACCATCAGGAGCTGTCCAGAGTTTAGATAATGGTCAAGTAATATGTGACCTTTATGAAGATGAAGATATACCTTTAAGTCTTAGTGTAGATAATTTTAAGAACGTAGCAGAAAAAGTACAATCTTATTCAAAGGCTTTTAAGCTACCAGCTACAAAAAGAAACAACCGCATATTCGATAATATGTTTGAGATAACAAGAACTGATGATGGTATTATCTTTAATCCATACAATAAGACTGAATGTGTTTTAAAACAAGATGGTTTTATCTTATTTAAAGGCTATTTAAAGATGCTAGATATTACTGACAAGGAAGGTGAAATAAGTTACAATGTAAACCTTTATTCAGAAGTAGTAGCACTAGCTGATATTTTAAAAGACAGAACTTTTAGTGAACTTGACTTTACAGAATTAAGTCATGACTACACCAAGGCATCCATAAAAGACTCTTGGTATGAACCATCAACAGGTACAGGATTACCCTTAAATATTCCGCTATCAACATCAAGCTATGCTTATGACACTACAAATCAACCCGCTTATGGAACAAGTCAAACTAATGTATTAAAATATCCTTTTGTAGATTGGAATCATCAATTTATAGTAGCTGCGCCAGGTGGTACACCAACAGAGGGAAATCCACAATTACCAAACTTAGAAAGTGCATTTAGACCTTTTATTCAATTAAAGTATTTAATAAATAAAATATTTGAACCAACTCCTTTTACTTGGGAGTCTAGTTTCTTTGATAGTGTAGATTTTGGAAAGTTGTTTATGGACTTTAATTGGGGTGGTAATGAGTTCCCTGTTCCCAGTAACACTTATATAGGCCTCTGGGAAGTGGTTGGTAGTCTTTCTGCAAATACAGGAACAGGCTCATTTAAAGCATTAAGAGTAGTTCCTGAATCAGTAGAACCATTATTAACAGGCTCACAAGTACCTCCAAATTATCAGGGTGATCCTTCTGCTGCAAATCCTTATATTCTAACAGCAACAACCACTAATGAAATGTACAACGTCAATTATAGATTTAATCTTAGAAATAATTCAGGCTCTGGAAGTAGTTGTCTTTGTAGATGGATTCATAAAATAGGGGGAGTAGCTCAACCGCCTATTAATTTAAGGAATCTATCGTTTCCATTTGGTAATAGTAGTGGTCTCTATTTTGGTGTGTTCGATATAACACTTAATACGGGTGACACTTTAGAGGCTCAATTTGATGGGCCTTCTAACATAGAGCAACATCAATCATTCGAATCAAAAGTTATATTTGTTCAATCAACTTCATTAATAAATTCAGAAGTATTATTAACAACAAGAGGTGAAGTTGAACAATGGGGATTCTTAAAAGGTATAATGACAATGTTTAACTTAGTTAGTCTTCCTGATGAAGATGACCCTAACAATATAAAGTTTGAACCTTATGGTGATATATTTATTAGTGATACAGCAGGGAGAACTTTATCTGATAGAAGTATTCAGCATGATTGGACTGATAAGATAGATGTATCTGAAATAAAACTTACACCTTTAACTGACTTAAATAAAAATACAATCTTTAAATTTGTTGAAGATGATGAGGATTTTTGTTTTATGGAATATAAAAGACAAGTAGGAGGTCATCTGTACGGAAGCCTAACATATGATGCCTCACTTTCTTCAGGTGGACTTGCTACAGTTTTACAGGGTGAAAAAGAAATAATTGCAGAACCTTTTGCAGCTACGATATGTGCTGCTTTAATGCCTCAATATTCTGGTATAGTAATACCTAAGATTTATGCAAATAGTGATGATGAAACTGAAGGGTTTGACAATGCTCCTAGAGTACTTTATAATAATGGAATCAACCCTACAGGAGCTTCTTACTTCATTCCTGCACAGAATGGATTATCTAGTGAAAATCAATCTGATTATTTACAGTTTAGTCATATAAAAAATGGAGGTACTTCACTATCAAACTATCAAGATTTTCACTTTGGAGAATGCCAGACAGCTCCTGGTGTGGGCTACACTTTAAATAACTTATTCAATTTGTATTGGCTTCCTTATTATCAAGAGCTGTACAATCCTGACACAAGAACTATGACTATTAAAGTCAATTTAAGTCCTTCAGAAATTAATACATTCAAATTTAATGATACTGTAATGATTAAGAATAGACAATTTAGAGTGAACAAAATAGACTACAAGCCTAACGACTTAGCAACTGTTGAATTTATACTTATACCCTAATGGCTACAATCCCCTACATAAAAGGCTTTTCAGTTAAACCTGAAAGAACAACAGAAACAGGAACTGTTATCTTTACTGATGGTACAAATGAAATAACACCGAATCAATTGCAATGCGAAGCCTATGGATATACTTATGATAAAGCTTCAGGAACTTGTAGTACTTTTACATATAGCACAGCTCTTGGAAGGGCTTTTAGTAATTTAAGCAACTTTATAAAAGGAGTTGGAAACACTACACAAACAGGAACGAACAATACTCTTGTAATGGGTGAAAGTAATACAGTTGGAGGAATGTCTAGGAATAACCTGATAATAGGTAGCAATAATGAAATATCAAATGGAGTTAATAATGCAACAGTAGTAGGTAATTATGGTTTAGCAGAAAGAGATGGAGAATTTGTTGTAGGTGGTGGTGGTTTTAGTGGTGCAGGTAAAGGATATGCTCAATGCTCTACAATAACTTTAACAGGAACAACTACTGATGGCGTAGCAACTGACCTTTTTATTAATGGAGATAGTTCACAGACAATTATAATTCGAGGCAAAACTACAGGCTCTTTTCAAGGTTTCGAAGCTCATTTGTTAGCAGTAAGAACAGGCGGTAGCTCGGGTAGTGGTGCGGTTGATGATAGACTTTTTCAAAGAGTATCAGGATTAATCTATTTAACAGCAAGGGACGCCACAAAAACAGAACTAGGAAGTTTTGGAACAGTAACAGGATGGGAAGGAGAACCAAGGTTCACTGGGACTAATGATATGCTCTTTTCAGTAACAGGTGCAGCAGATATGAATATTAGTTGGAGTTGCACTCTTAACATTTATGAAATAAACGTATAGAAATTATGGCAGATAAAGTAGTATTAGAAGCAGAGATAAAATCAAATATAAAAACAGTATCTAAAGAAACTAAAGATTTAACTAATGAGTTTGGTGCATTTGGAATAACTATTGGTGGAATAAAGGATAAGTTCAAAGATATGGGTAAGATTATGATGAATGGTCTTAAACAAGTAGCATTACAAGCTAAATTAGCAGGGGTTGGATTCAAGAAAATGTTTAGCGGTCAAATAATAGGTGGTGCTAAAACTTTGTTCACTGTTATAAAGACAGGAATAGCAGCAACAGGAATAGGTCTATTAGTTGTTGCTTTTGGTTCTTTAGTGGCTCATGTGACAAACACTAAAAAAGGAGCAGAGGCTTTAGAGAAAACATTTCAAACACTTGGAGCTGCTGTTTCAGTCATAACAGATAGAGTTGCTAAGTTTGGTGGAGCAGTTATTAAATTCTTTAAGGGAGATTTTAAAGGTGCAGCAGAAGACGCTAAGGCTTCAGTTACAGGAATAGTAAGTGAGATAAAAGAAGAAGTTAAAGCTACTGTTAAAATGGTAGATGTGAACCAAAAATTAAGAGATGCACAAAGAGCATTAAATGTAGAAACTGCACAAAGTGTAGCAGATATTGAAAAGCTGAAATTACTTGCAGAAGATATTACAAAGAGTTATGCTGAAAGAGAAGCAGCAGCAACACAGGCTTTTGCTAAAGAAACTGAATTAGAAAATAAAAGAATTGCATTAGCAGAACAAGCAGTTGCACTAGAAGTAGAAAGACATAGAATGATGGGAGTAGATGGAGTTATGGCTCAAGATTTAGATGCTTTAGCTGAACTAGAAATCAACTTAGCAAATGTAAGACAAGAAAGTGCAGGAAGGCAAATAAGTTTACAGAACTTCTTAAATGGTCTTAGAGAGCAAGAGAAAGCAGAGATACAAGCAGCAGCAGATAAAAAAATAGCTGATGATGAAGCTGAAGCTAAAAGATTAGAAGATATTGCTAAAAAGAAGGCTGAAGATGATGAAAAAGCAAGACAGAAAGAATTAGATGAAGCAAAAAGAGTAGCAGACGAAAAAGTTAGAATTGAAGAAGAAGCAGCAAAAGAAAAGTTGAGAATTGAGAAAGAATTAGAAAATGCTAAATTAAAAACGATAGATATGGGCTTTGGAGCTGCGGAGGCATTAGTTGAAGAAAGTGATGCTGCTTCAAAGGCAGTTGCAGTAGCAAAGACAATCTATAATACTCAACAAGCTATAATGAATGCTATGGCTAATGTACCAGCTCCGTTTAATATAGCTCAATCAATAGCAACGGGAGTTATGGGGGCATTAGCAGTAAAAAAGATACTATCTACAAGTCCTAGTGGTGGAGCATCAGCAGGAGGGGGTGCTTCAGCAGCAGCAAGTGGTGGAACTCCTGCACCTCAAATGATGTCAGGTGCTTTTGACTTAACAGGCGGAGTAGAACCTGAACCAACTCGTGCTTACGTTCTTACAGATGAAATGACTAACAGCCAAAACCAATTAGCAAATATAAGAAGAAGAGCTACAATCTAAAAATCAAATATAATTAACTAAAATCTATTTAATAATATGCCGTGTACACAATGTGAAGAAGGAAAATATAAATGGGGGGAAACAGGAGAGTGTCAATATGATACACTCCAAGACTGTGAAGCAGCTAATGCCTCTTATGAAGAAATGAAGGAAACTAAAATTGTTGAATTAATTATAGATCCGTCAGAAGAAGAGTTGGCAATTGATTGTATCAGTCTTGTATCAGCTCCAGCCATAGAAGAAAATATGGTTTACATGTCTAAGGCTAAGAACAATTTGACTCTAGCTAAGATTGATGAAGACAAGCGTGAATTAATCAGCCCCGCTCTTATCCCAGATAAGAATATCTACAGATATGATGCCGATACCGACTCAGACTACTATGTTTACTTTTCAAAAGATACTGTAAAAAATTGTGCTTATAGTTTCTTAAAAAATAACAATCATCACAAAGCAACCTTAGAGCATCAAGATAGAGTTTCAGGAGTCTTGACTGTTGAATCTTGGATAATTGAAGATCCTAAAGTTGACAAGTCTAGGCTTTACGGATTTGAATTAAAAAAAGGAACTTGGATGGTGAAGATGAAAATAGAAAATGATGACCTTTGGGAAAAGGTAAAATCAGGTGATATTAAAGGACTAAGTATTGAAGGCTACTTTACTTCAAAGTTTCAGCAAATGCAAGAACAAGAACCAACAAGTGAAGAAATACTAAAGGCTTTAAACGAAATAATCACAAAATCAAACGGATAGAACTTATTTCTATTATATTACAAACTCACTATAAATAAAAATTACTATGGATTTAAAAGAACAAATTTTAGTAGCTCTTGGTCTTAATAAAAAAGAAGAAGAAGTTACGTTAGCTTGGCAGTCAAAAAGTGAAGATGGAACTATCTTTGTATCTACTGCTGAAGAGCTTGAAGCTGGGGTGGACATCTCAGTATTAACGGAAGACGGAACTACAATATTATTACCTGTAGGAACGTATAAAACAGATACAGGAGTATCTTTTAGAGTAGAAGAAGAAGGCATTGTTGCTGAAGTTATTGAATCAGAAACAGAAGAAGTTGAAGAAGAAGAATTATCAGAAGAGTCAGTTGAACTAGCTCCTGAAGATGATGACAGAAAAGAAGAAGCAGATGTAGCTGATTGGCAGGGAATGGAAAAGCGGATTGAAAATCTTGAAATAGCGGTTGCAAAACTTAAAGAAGCTAAGGAAGGTGGTGATGATGAAGTTGAAGAAATGGCTGAAGAAGTATCTGACAAACCTAAGTCTATTAAGACTACAGAAACAGTAGAATTTTCAGCCGAAGAAGTTGAAGCAATAAAAGCTGAGAATGAAAAACTTAAAACGGAACTAGCAGAAAGTCCTGCTGATGCTCCGATAAATACAAATAAGTTTAGTGCTGATAGACCTGCATTAACTAAAAAACAATATAACAAGTTATCTAAGCAAGAAAAGTTCTTATATAACTTAAATAAATAATAACTAAAAAAAAACAAAAAAATGGCGTTTACTACAACATCAAACTTTGCAGGAAAAGCAGCAGGATTCTATGTGTCCGCAGCTTTAAAAGAAGCAACATCATTAGACTATATGACAATGATAGAAAACATAAAATATAAGAGTAATATTCAAAGACAAGCAGGAAGTTCTGTTGTTAGAGATGCTACTTGTGATTTTACAGATTATGGAACTTTAGCACTTACGGAAAAAGTATTAACTCCTGAAAACCTACAAATAAATTTAGATCTTTGTAAAGCTACATTATTAGATTCATGGGAAGCATTACAAATGAGAGCAGGAGCAGGAGCACCACCACCTGCATCTTTTGATGACTATGTAATATCTTACATGGGTAACATCATAGCTGAAGCAACTGAAAACTCTATATGGAGTGGAGCAGCAGCAACAAATGGTGAATTTGAAGGATTTTTAACAGGAACAACAGGAATCTTTGCAGTAGATGGAACAGTAGTATCTTCATCAGCTTCAGGTGCTTATACAGCAGGAAATATTATAGCTAACTTACAAACTGCAACTTCTGATTTAGCAGGAAACATACCAGGAGTATTAAGAAAAGACGATTTACATATTTATATGAATGCTAAAACTTATGCTATGTATATATCAGCAGTATCTACTTTAGGATATGTAAATGCTTACAATATGAACGGAGATTATGAGCCTGTTTTTGAAGGGTACAAGATCGCAGTTTGTCCAGGTGTTCTTGACAATAAGATTGTAATAGCTGAAAAATCAAACTTGTTCTTCGGAACAGATCTGCTTTCAGACGCTACTAGAATAACTTTAATGGATATGGGTGCTTTGGATGGTTCAGACAATATGCGTTTAGTAGCTAGGTATTCAGGTGGAGTTCAATTAGGAGTAGGAGCAGATATTTTACTTCAATCATAATAATACAAAGAAGGGAGTGTAAAAGCTCCCTACTTTTAACCCTTAAAAATAAAACAATATGGCATGTACAGCTTTAACAAAAGGAAGGGGACTCGATTGTAACCGAATTTCAGGAGGAGTAAAATTTATCTACTTTGGAGTCTATGATACATTTACAGCTCCAATTGACGGAACAGGAATAGCAGTAACAGCAGGAGAAGTTACTGATATTGAAATGGACTCAGGAGGGCTTTACCGATATTCTATGCCTTTAGGTGTAGCTTCAGTTACAGATACTATTGTAGGCTCAAGAGAAAACGGAACGATTTATTACACACCAACGGCTCAGGTATTATTTAACAGACTGACGAAGGAAGACCAGAACCAAATTAAGCTCTTAGGTGCTACAAAAGTAGTTATCTTTGCTCAATTAAATCAACAGCTTTTAACTAACGGGCATGATGTTATCATCTGTCTTGGAAGAGTTAATGGTATGGAATTAAATGCAGGAACTATGGACACAGGCGCTGCTTGGGGAGATAAAAATGGATATACTCTGACCTTTGATGGAATGGAGGCAGAACCATTTCCAATGGTGGCAGACTATACTACAAATCCGTTTGATAACGGAGCATTTACAGGTGTGTCAATAACGACTTCATAACACAATTAGTAGTTTTCATATATTCTGGATTAGGGCAGCTTAAAGCTGCTCTTTTCTTTTAAAGGCAAACAAAAACAGACTTTTTCTATTATATAGTAGAATGATACAAGCAACAACAGAATCTACCTTTTATGCATACTTATCTACAGAAGATAATCGTATAGATACTTCTGTAGCCTCAACTCAGATAAGGCACTTAGTCAAGTTCATTAATGATATGGATGGCTCTATTCAATATGCTTATGGTTCAGCAGAAACAATTTACAATAGATATACTCAGCTCACATTCCTTTATAATGCAACTCCTAATATTTATGAAGGAAAGACTAAACTTATTCCTTCAGGGTATTATAAGTATGAAGTCTATGAAGTTAGTTGGACAGGAACTGTAACAGTATCTTCAGGAAATGCTCCTGCAAGTGAAACAGATGTTTTAAGTCCTCCAGCAGCAGACAAAGGAATAGTACAAGGCTTGGTAACAAAAGGAAAATTAAACTTAACAGATAAAGCAGGAACAGCTCAAGTTCAATACACTCAGAGGGAAGCTCCAGCTGAAACAAATTATATATACTACGGACAATAAAATTTAAAAAATGGCAATAGAAAATGTACAACAACTCTTAACAGAGCAATTAGGTAAAAACAGATGTGATGTAATTAATACAACTGCTATGACAGGGAAAGATTATTATGCAATCCACTTTGTTACAGAAAGTGTAATAACTTCAATAGCAGCAACAAATGCTACTACAGCAACAGGAAGTGCTATAGCAAATCTTCACACTACAATTCCTGCGGGAACAACTTTGTTTCTCCAATGTACCGCTATAAATTTAGCGAGTGGAGTAGCTTTATGTTACTATGAACAAGTTCTCTAATGAAGATTCTTAAATTAGGACAAATGCTAGGGGGTTCAAATGCTCCAAGTGGTGCAGGTTTTGATAACTTATATTCTTTAGACTTTGATGGAACTAATGACTATGTTGATTTTGGTGATGCTGATGTATTTACTCCTAATAATTCAGGAGCAAATAGAGGTTTTAGTATAGCATGTTGGATTAAAACTTCAGGTGGTGGTGGTCAAGATGAAATACTTTCAAAGGTAGATGGTAGTAATGAAGAATATAAATTTGAAGTAGGAAGGGATGGTAAACTTGAAGTTGTCTTTATTGGTGGTAATAATGGAAGTAACGTTCAAAGCCTAAAACTTAATACACCTATTGTCGGGGATGATAATTGGCATCATGTAGCAGCAAGTTTTAATTTAGCAGATGCTTCTACTTCTTTATCATTGTTTGTAGATGGTGTTGAATATACTGATGCTGATGCAGGTGCTACTTACAGCTCTGCGGGTACATGGTCTGCTGTTAGTAATACTTCAGCACCGTTAAATATGGGAAGAAGGGGTGATGGTACATGGTATTTTGGGGGTAATATTGATGAAGTAGCTTTATTTGATGATGTAATGACTGAAGCACAAGCAACTGCTATTTATAACAGTGGAACTCCTACAGACTTAAGTGGTGAAGATTATTTATTAGGCTATTGGAGAAACGGAGATACAGCAGGAACTTCAGTATATCCTACTATTGAAGATTATAGTGCTAACAGTAATGATGGAACCATGACTAATATGGCTTCAGGCGACATAGTAACAGAAGTACCTTAAAAATAAAATATGAAAGATAACATTATTAACATCAATCTGGAAACGTCAACAGCTCCTACAGTTCAAGAGGTAAGAGGTAGAGATTGGATAGAATATGGAACAGAAGATTGGAGAAACTTATATCCACAGTTTCTTATAGACTTGTACTATTCTAGTTCAATTACAGCAGCTATTGTAAATTCTAGTGCTGAGATGATTGCAGGAGAAGATCTTATTATTGAAGATGAAGAAGATAGAGATTTAGAAGCAAGAGTTAAACTTCAGAACTTTATGGATAGAGCTAATGGAAATGAAAGCCTACATGAAGTTATTAAGAAACTATCTTTTGATTTTAAACTACAAGGTGGATTTGCTTTGAATGTAGTGTGGTCGAAGGATAGGACTCAAATAGCGGAAGTCTACCACGTAGATGTTTCTAAAATAAGATGCGCTAGACCTGATGAATTTGGCAAGACTCCAGGCTTTTACATATCTTCAGATTGGTCTAATACTAGACAGAACAAGCCTTATTACGTACCAGCATTTAATGCTAATGATAGAACTTCAGCTAACCAGATTATGTATTCAGGCCTTTACAGTCCTAATATGAACTCATACTACACGCCTGATTATGTTAGTTGCTCAAATTGGGCTTTGATAGATGCACGTATATCTGAGTATCATTTGAACGCAATCAGTTCAGGATTCTCAGGCTCCTTTATGGTGAACTTCAGTAATGGCATACCGACATCTGAAGAACGTCACCAAATAGAACAAAGCCTTACAGATAAGTTCACAGGACAAAACAATGCAGGGAAATTTATATTGACATTCTCAGATGATAAGACTAGAACTCCTGAGATACAAGCGATAACACCTTCAGATTTAGATAAACAGTATTTAGCACTCCAAGAACTGCTCACTAGCAACATTTTAAGCGGTCACAGAGTAACTTCTAAGACTCTTATGGGTATAGATACTGCTAACGGTTTTTCAAGCAATACAGACGAAATTATCAACGCTGCAAATTTCTACTTAAACACGGTGATTAAACCCTTCCAAGATCAGTTAGTTAAACAACTAAGAAAGATATTCCAAATCAACAATATGGATATGGAAGTAAACTTTGTACAACTTAAACCTATAACAGTACAATTTGATTCTAAGACTATCAGAGAGGTTATGACTCAAGACGAGATAAGGGAAGAACTTGGACTTGAACCTTTAGGGGATGAAGAAGTAGTTGATGAAACAGTAGATTTTAGTAAAACAGAAAAGACAGAACTTGAAAGTTGGATTGAAGAATTTGGTGAAGATATTCCTGAAGATTGGGAAATGATTGAAGAAGAAATTGTAGATGGTGAACACCAAGATTTTGACTTTGAAACTGAGCTTAATAATCTAGCCAATAACAAAACAGAGTTAGCTTCAACAGGAACAGCAAGACCAAACGCTAGAAGTAAGCAGGATGGAACAAATAAAGAAGACAATGAATTTTATAAAGTAAGATATGTTTACACTCAAGATAACTTCTTAAGTCAATCAGGGCCTACAAGGGAATTTTGTAAATTAATGACTTCGGCTAAGAAAGTATATCGAAAAGAAGATTTATTACAAATGGGAGATAGAGCTGTAAATCCTGGATGGGGGCCGAGAGGCGCTGCAACTTACTCAATCTGGCTTTACAAAGGCGGTGGTAATTGCCATCACTTTTGGTTAAGACAAATCTATAAAACTTCACTAAGAGGTGCTAAGAGTAACATTAAGCCTAGTGAAGCAATATCTTATACTAAGGCTTTATCAGAAGGATTTACAGCAGAAAGAAATGACAAGCTAGTAGCAAGACCCCCAAAACGAATGAAAAATAACGGATTTTTAGAACCAAGATAACTATGTCATACGTACTATTTATATCAGAAGCAAAGCTAAAAGATAGCACAGCAATCAATCTTAATGTTGACGTAGATATCTTGCTTCCGTTTGTACGTGAAGCACAGAAGCTCTATGTAGAAACTGCACTTGGAACGGATTTAACAGCATATTTAAAAGCTGAAATAGTAGCAGGAACTTTAGCGGGAGCAGACAAGACGCTAGTAGATGATTATATTGGCGATATGCTTCCAGGCTACTCGCTGTATCATGCTATTCCGTACCTACGCTTTAAAGTGGAGAATGGGAATATTTACTCTAAGACATCAGAAACAGGAACGGCCTTATCTACGGAAGAAGCTCAACATCTTAGAGAGGAGGTTTTAAATACAGCCTCTTATTATAGGGAACGAATGATAGACTACATTAGAAACAATACTGCTTCATTCCCTGATTACAGTACCAACACAGGATCTGACGTTTCACCATCAACTGAAAACTATTATAACGGAATGAATCTTGATACACCAGCTCAAGGAACCAAACTTACATTAAGAAACTTTTTAAGCGCAGGAGATTAATGAAGAAACACTACAAAACAAAACCTAAGAACGTAACTAAACTAAAGACATATATCAATGCCACTCAAACAGATAACAAAGGAAGTAGGGGAAGTGCTAGGAGTAAACACAGCAATCCTAAGCATAACAACCTTCACTAATTTAGAAGTCTTATTAAAGATAATCTTATTAGTAATTTCAATAGTATATACTGTTGACAAATGGTGGTATCATAAAAAAAATAGATAATGCCTAAGAAACGAAAACTCAACAGCAAAAACCCTAAGTATAAACCAGAAGTTATAAGAGATGATAAAGTGCTTAGAAAATTTATTAAAGAAGTTAAAGGGGTTAAAATATACGCAACCTATTCAATCTAATTTGGATTCTATCAATCTTCTTATTATCAGAGATACATTCACAGAAAACTCAACCATTGGAGAACTGTTTCTAAATGGTGAAAGAATGTGTGATACTTTAGAAAACCCTTATATAAATAATGAAAGAAAAATATCTTGTATTCCTGAAGGTGAGTACAAGGTAAGATTAAGACTGCCAAGAGAATCAGCAACAAGAGATTACTTGCACCTTCTAGTTCAAGATGTACCGAACCGAGATTGGATATTATTTCATAGAGGTAACTCAGCTAAAGACACAAGCGGATGTATTCTGGTAGGCTTAGGAAGTCAACAGGACTTCGTTCAAAACTCAAGATTAGCTATGGATTTACTTGTGAAAGAAATCATTAATTTAGGCGGAACAAATATTAATTTAATAATCAAAAATAGATAAAATGAAAAAAACAATTTTAACAACAGTAATAGCATTATTTTGTTTAAGTGCTTCAGCTCAGTTTACAGTAATGAGTAATGTCAATACACCTGATGAAGGTGCTAGTTGGAGTGTAGACAGCTTCACTAATAACTTAGGTGTTGGCTATCAAGTAAGCGATGATGTAATGTTAGGACTTCAAAAGAATGGTGATGACTATGATTTTGTAGCTAGATACAGTCTAAATGACAATATGTATTTATCAGTACAAGCTCCAACAGAAAATGCAACAGATAACTTAACTGTAGGAGTTGGAACTTCTATTAAGATCTGGGAAGAACTTTATGTAGAACCAAACTACACAAGAAAAGATGGTGAAGGTTCTTTTAATGTAGGACTATCTTATAAACTTTAATAATAACTTAAAAAATTAAACAAATGAAAAATTGGCTTATTTTAACAATGTTCAAATCCAAGAAGTTTTGGTATGCAGTAAGTAGTGTCGTTATTCCTTTAATAGTTACCTATTTAGGAGTTGATGAAGCAACTGCATCAAATCTATTTTATGCTTGTCTTGCTTTAGTATTAGGACAAGGAATCGCTGATAGTGCGAGAAAATAATAGATACAGATTAAAGCCTCACGAGGTTCAAGTTATAAAGGATTTGCGGAGCAAGAAGATTAATCGTTTAATCGTTGGTGATGTTCATTTACCTTATACGCATAAAAATTATCTTCAGCACTGCATTTCCATTTATAACAAATATAATTGTTCAGAGGTCAGTTTCACGGGCGATATTTTAGACTCACATTTTTCAAGTTTTCATTCTACAAGTACGGAATCTCATGGAGCTAAATATGAGCTTGATATGGCTATTGAACAAGTCAAAGGATGGTATGAAGCATTTCCAAATGCAACCATAACGTTAGGAAATCATGATTTAATCATAGCAAGGAAATCAGAAGAAGCAGGAATAGATAAAAGATTTGTCAGAAATCTTAATGAAGTTCTTGGCTGTCCTGATTGGATATTTGAAGAACAATTTGTACATGATAACGTATTATACACTCATGGAACAGGGTGTAGTGGTAAAGGTATCATAAAGCGTGTTCAGAATTGGGGAACTTCAATGGTACAAGGTCATATCCATACTCAGTCATTTATAGACTATACAGCTTCACTTTCAGATTTACGGTTCGGCTTACAGTGTCCTTGTGGCATTGACTATAAGAGTTTTGCCTATGGATATGCTAAGTTTCATACTGCTAAACCTGTTTTAGGGTGTGCTGTCATTTTAGATTCAGGTCAGCTTCCTATAATAGAACCAATGCCCTTATGAAGAAAGACATTACTTGGCAAGTCTTTGCAGTCTATCTACTTATTATAGTAGCTCTAATATTGCTTAGTTTATAGTACCCCTTTAGCCTTTTTAGGCACTTTCTCGCACTTTTTATACTAATATACTAGACAGCACCTAAAGTCGCTTATCTAGTCAAACCACTATTAACACTTAAATTGTTAATAACTTTGTAAATACTTCTGTTAATATGTCAGTTAATTCAAAAACTCTTTGTATTATTGCAGTATTAAAAGCGAAACAAAACGCTATAAAACAAAATTAATTTAAAGGATAAAACAAAATGGAATTAAAAAACAAAGCACAACGAACACAACTTCAGCTGAATGTATTAAAGGATTGGCTAAAAGATTATAGAGAAGATTGTTATGATAGTAATGAGGGAGCAGTTGAAAGCCAAGTAAGAATAGGAGTTGAAACAGCATTACATAAAGTCGGAGATTACTTAGAAGAGATTTTAGAAATGAGCGATAGACAACTTTTTGAAGAAGTAGAGTTTGATGAGATTGAACTTAAATAAATTAATAACTAAAAAAAAAGAAAATGTCAAAATACACAATTTACTCAAACAAAGAAGATTGGAGAAATCTTTACAAAGAATTTGAAATTCTTAATGATGTTTATGGTTTTAATGTAGACATAAAGAGAGTTAAGAAATCAACATCATTTGACACAATGTGGTCTATGTTGCAACTAATGAAAAGAAAAGTAAATCTTATATAATAATCAGGGGGTGTAAAAACCCCCATTTTAATAACTAAAAAAAAGAAAATGAAAACACTAAACATTACAACAGGAGCAGACTACAAAGTAACTCACAAGCTGACTAAATCAGTTCAGTTTATGAATGCTCAAGAACTAGCTACATTTGTATTCAAAAATGACTACAAAAAATACACAATAGAAAACACAGATAAGAGATTGATAGACAGAATCCCGTCTTATGTATTATACACAGCTCTTATAATATTAACAGTAGCTTCAGTATTGCTACACATACAATTAAATTATTAATAAAGTAAATAAGGTTGTGGTATGGGCATAAAGCAGTATGGCTAGAAAGGTCATAATTTGCTCCCTAAAAAATAGGTTGCAGTAACTGTAAAGCCACGTAAAAACAAGCTATATGCACCTTATTACTTTTTTTAAAAAAAATAGATATGAAATTAAAATGTGAAGACTACTACTTTTATCCTAATGGAGAATACAAATCATTTTCTAAATGGGATAGCCAATTATACTGCTTTGATAATGACTGTCATCAGATCAGCACAGCAGTTAGAATATTTGGAACTCAGAAACAAATAGATGCAGCCTTTAAAGACATCTGTACTTTGACAAAACTTAATCTTGATGAATGTTATACTTATGAGATTGAAAAGCCAGGCTCATTTCATTACAATAAAGAACAGAATAAAATAATTGCTAAAAAGCTCAAGCAATACAAAGAAGCATACAAAATAAATAAAAGAGCTTTGATATTAAATTTAAAATAGTATTTTTAACCAAATTATTAACATAAAGAAATATATATGAAAACAGAAGTATTAAAGGAAAAGTACATTAAGTACAGCCTTACAAAAGATGATGTCTTTAAGCATCAACACTACATTATAATATGTAGATCTGGAATCGACAAGATTCAAGCACAAGAAGGAATCACTATTGACTATGATGTAATTAATTGCGAAAAGGATTTTTGTGTAGTAAAAGCTAATGCAAGAAAAGAAGGTGCTTTTATTCAAACATTTGGATCAGCTTTAAAAGGTGGATTCAAAGATGGTAACTGTAACACTTGGTATGTAATGGAGATGGCAGAGAAACGAGCTATGTCAAGAGCTGTACTAAAACTCACAGGGTTCTATGAATTAGGTGGAGTATTCGGTGAAGATGAAGCAGAAGATTTTAAAAAGAGTAATAATTAATAAATAAAAAAAATGCAAATAATAGGAAAATTAGTACAGAAATTTGACTCTGAAAAAGGAGTTAGTAAATCAGGTAAGTCTTGGGAAAAACAAGCTATCTTGATAGAACAAACAGGAACAGACTACAATAAAGAAGTAGTTATAAGTTTCTTTGGTGATAAGATTAAAAGTCTTAGAGATATTGAGGAAGGATCAGAAGTTAGTGTTTCAATCAACTTATCTTCAAGAGAATACAACGGAAGATACTACCATAATATTGATGGTTGGTTTATAGCTAAGTTAGGTGAAGAAACAGTAGCTGCTAATGAAGATATGCCCTTCTAATGACAGAAGAATATAACTTTAAAAATATCTGCAATCTTACTACAAAGCTATTAGGATTGCCTGATGATGCTCTTGCTTTAAAGAGTAGAAAGCGACCATTACAGGTTGCACGTGCAATAGCAGGATATATAGGAAGAACTGAAGAAGATATAAACCAAAAGATAATTGGTAAGGTTCTGAATAGAGATAGAACTCTTATTTATCACTATGAAAATACTCACAAGTCTAATTATGCAAACTGTGAAGTTTACAGAAATACTTTTAATAAAGTCTATAAAGCATATAAGGACATAGATGGAGTCAAAGAGGTATTTATAGATGGTGATTTTATGAAGAGCTATCTGCTTAAAAATGAGGTAGTTGAAACATTAAAGCCTGAAGTAATATTAGAAGTTAAGAGTGGTCAAGTTAAATGTAAAATAAAAACTTCTTACTTTGACTTCAGTAATCAATTAGAAATTGTTAAGTTAGCCCTCAGAAATTATCATTACACAATTAAGATCATATGACCAAACCAAATTACTATGCTGTTATTCCTGCTGAGGTTAGATACAACAAAAAGCTGACACCAAATTCTAAACTTCTTTATGCAGAGATAACAGCACTATGTAATATGAATGGTAAATGTACAGCTTCAACTCAATACTTCTGTAGGCTTTATGAAGTAAGTAGGTCTTCAATTCAAAATTGGCTAAAAATATTAGAAGAAAATGGGTTTATAATTAGAGAGGTAAAATATAGACAAGGTAGTAGAGAAATTGAGTCAAGGTCAATTAAATTAGTGGACAACCCTAAGTTAAAAATTTATACAGATAATACTAATATAACTATAACTAATACTAATCTTACAGATAGTAATAAAAAGGCTCTCTTTAAAAAACCTAAGTTAGATGAAGTTAAAAATTATTGTATCTTACGCAAGAATAATATAGATGCAGAAGCCTTTATTAGTTTCTATGAATCTAAAGGTTGGTTCATTGGTAAAAATAAAATGAAAAATTGGAAACAAGCAATAGTAACTTGGGAAAAAAGAGAATATAAAAAACCAACAATGTCAAAGCTAGACTCTCAAATCAATGCTTGGCAAGAAGCTAAAAAATTATTATGAAAGTTATACCTTTATATCCAAAAGAAATAATAGCAGTAGAAGATGATGAATGTTTATATTGTTTTGCTTATATAGATATAGATGAAGGTGAAATATTTTGTTGTGAAGAATGTCAATTAGCATTTGATGAAGAAAATCCTGAGCAAGTACCTGATTTAAAAGATATTGAATTCCAAAAAAAATTAAATAATTATTATGAAACCACTTAAGCAAGAAAACTTAAAAGAGCTTACAGCTAAAGTATTAGACTTGATAGCAAAGACATCAGTTGAAATAGGACACAAGTCAGACCCTAAAAGTCTAGCTAGTCTGAGTAAGATATTTGCTCAGGACTTAATTAGAGAAAGACGATTTGGTAAAATGACATTCAACCAAGTAGTTGATGCCTTTAGGCTTGGCGTAAGATTTGGAAAGG